TAGCAGTAATTGCTTCTTGGATCGTGCTGATACCATGTGCAGATTTGCCAGTCTTCTTATCCTTAATGTGATAAGTTGTTAGTGACTGTGATGGAATATCAAGACACATGCCATAGTCCATGTACTCATCCATCCAAGTAAGAACTTGTTGACGCTTCTTCATTGCGCGGGGGCAGTTGGGGTCTTTCCAATCTGCGGGCCACTGACATTTAAGAATCTGGAACCCGCCCGAGTCTCCTAGCAGAAAAGTATTCTGTCTATCTCTCTTGCGGATGATAGATTCGTTATTGTCATCCTTAGTAATATCCAGATTCGCGTGACCCGCAGAATATAGTCCCCACTTGTACGTATACAATCCTTCCTTCTCATTAAGGAAGTTTAACTTCTCAACATCACCGTTGAAGGCCGCAGGGATTCTCGCTGGGTCAAAATAGTTTTCACCTTCACGCTGCTTGCCTAAGCCGGCAATGAAGAAAGACGAGACTGCTGGCAGAAACAACGCCCAATCTGGGTTATGTGCTGCGGAGAGATTAATTTGTTCCAATGTAGGATCCTATTTTACTAATGTTTGGACCATCTTTATTTTGTGGTCAAGGTTCTTTTTCTGTTCCACAAGATCAGCGATGGTAGGGTTAGACTTAGCCAGCCTTTCAAGTTCTGCTTCTTCATATTGCTTCTTGATAGCCCAAGAAAGTGCAGATTCAGCATCAGGAGTTAGACCAACACTAGCATGGCTAGTGTTAATCTGCATCCAGGTATAACCATCATAGACTTCCATAGATTGAGTGCTGGCGTTCCATCTAATGTTTCCAGCGCCCAGTCCTGAACTGTTGTTAATATATGTGGTCGCAGGCATTCCACCGTTGACCATCATATATCTACCAGAACCGTTGATAGTCTTAAGCATTACTTAGCCTGTGCGGGAAGCAAATAAGTCCAAGTAGCGAAACCGCTATCAACAACGATTTCAGCAGCGCCTGCATCAGCGAAGCGAACAGTCTTCTCACCCGGAAGATCCATGATTGCGAGAAAGACCTTGACAGGCCAGTTCCAAGGCTTGTTCAACGTACCACTTACACTCGGCTGGAAGACAAAGTTGCCTGAGTGAGTTGAGGGATCACCAAAGTAAATCTTAAGATCACCATTGTCAGTCTTAGTAGTGAAAGTGATTTCTTCGCTGTTAGCCTGAGCCTGCTTCTTAAGACGCTGAATACCATCAACAGTAGGAGTAAACTCTACGTCCCAAGTAGTACCACGAAACGAAACAGTCTTAACCTTGTCTTCAACAATGTTCTTAGCCATCAAGAGATAGTCGTTAACGAAGTCGCCCGTTGCAGTTTCAAAGTGAATAGCACTTGGAATCTGAGTTCCATCAACGTCCTTAGTAGTGACGTTGATGATAGCCTTATCATCGTACAAGTCATCAAAGCTAAGAATAGTCTTGAGCTTAGTCAAGTTAGGCATACCGAATACGCCCTTAAATTGAGAAATCGGAGCGTTAAGAACGCCAGTAACGACAACTGAGCGATCATCAGCATAAGCAGAAACCTTAGTTTCAGTATCAGTGCCATCAATCTTTACGAGGTCAACAACACCCAAACCCTGAGTGTGCTGAATTAAGTCCAATAGGTAGTCTTTCATTGTTTTTCCTTTATAAACTTGCAATAATTTCGGCGCGTCGGGCCCGACGCTTCCGGTCAGCCTCAGTTTCTGCGATGCGTTCCGCCATTTCAGCCTTGCTAACGTAATAGCTACGCATATCTAAATGACGCATAATCTCATCTAGGTCACTGCGAAGACACGCAATCTTTTCTTCGGTGTCGAACTTTTCAAAATCAATATTCATGTTTCATCCTTTATGATATTTAGGTTTGTATTGTGTGTATTATAGTGGAATACTTTGCAAAAGTCAATTAGTTGTTTATCCGAAACTAAACAAGTCATCAAATGTGCTATTAGTATTGGTATCGCTGCGAATGTCCCAGTCAAGAACGCCTAGCAAGTTGTCAATCTTCTCGTCAACTAGCTTGCGTTCCATGTCAAGATCATCAAAGGGAAGATCAAGGAACCATTGCGGAAGACGAAGTTCATCTGTTGGATATGCCACATTAGTAAAGCCCAGTGGATTATCCTTCAATGAGCAAACGATAACCTTCATGCCGTCTACAATCTTTTGACTATACTGGTCACCGTTCATCTTACGTAAATAGTTGTAGTTAATAGCTGCTCTTGCATGACCAACCGCACACTTACCAGTCTTTTCAAACTTGATAGTGTGATTAGTTAGATTGTTGACACTCTTAGGAGAACCCTTAGTCCAACTATCTTGCTCACTCAGCCACTTCTTGAATTCACGAATTTTAGCTACAACTTCCTCTCTAGTAGAACCACCTAGTACCATCTTAAGAACTTCCATTAGGAATTCTTGAACATACTTGGGAGTATCTGCTCTTTTAAGATCAAGACCCATAGCCTTGATCTTACCCATCTTGCCGTCAATATCTTGACGCTTGCCTTCTAAGTCAAAGATGTTGATTGCATACCGCTTCTTAGTGATAAAGAGGGTGCGATCACCGATAAGTTCACGCCCAGCTTTAATCACTTCGCCGTTCTTACGAGGGCAGTGAAATGCACGTTCCATGAAAGCAGGGAAGCTAGCGTTAGTCAACTCTGCAATTTGGTCATACAAGTCAATGCAAGTTTCCTTAGTCCATGTAAGTTCGCCTGAATCAATCTGATCCTTCAAGATCGGATATGCAGTGAAGTAGCAACTGTCAGTATCGCCATACACAATCGCATCACCGTCGTGTTGATACTTTTCTGCGATAGTTTCATTGATCTGGCTCATCATGTGCTTAACGACTTGACGACCACTCAACGTAACTGATTGACCAATACGCTTATCGTAGAATCTACAGTGTTCGTTTAGAAGTGCGCCATATGCTGAGTTAAGCAAAATCTTACGGACTAGCTGTCGCTTGTCGTAATACTCAAACATATCAGTGCCATACGCAGCCTTTGCTTCTTTCTGAATACTCTTACGTTCTGAATACCAGCGACTCAATAGACCTGGAATGATGCCTTCTTGTTCATAAGTGAAGATGGTGCCGTTCGCAGATAGAATCCACGGGCGACTACTATCAAAGATCATCTTCCAAATCTCAGCAGCAGACATTTCTACACTGCGACCATCTTCATAGTCAACAGTGAGCATTGTCCCGCGCTCTTGGTTCATAATAGCAGTATATTCTAGCGATCCGAAGAGCCCTTCCCAAAGAATCGCTCCAGTAACTGCGTCAGCATCGTCTCCGTTCTTTTTCTTTCGCTTTTGTTTTGCGAGGGCGATGCTTTTTTCGTGCATGTATTGGTCTGTGAGGGTTTGTCGAACCTGTCCCACGATTGTTTCTGGGGCCATGTTGAGTGCCCGGATTGCTGAGGGGTAGAGACTGTTGATGTCAACTGCTCCGACCCATTCGTGAATCCCCTTCTTGGGAACAGCAACATAAGCTCCGGCAGCTTGTTGTCCTTCACCGTAACTATCCTGACGCTTTTTGTCAGGAACGATGAATCCTCGTTCATGTGCTTCATTATAAATTGCCATTTCAATCATTGCCACCGAACCCATCACCGTCGGCAGCAGTACGGTGTTTTCGTGAGCTAGCGCATTTGCTAGATCAAGAAACTTTAGCTTGTTGTGAATCTTGAACACCAGCATAGTATCCTGCCGGTTATACTCTACGAACTTCTTGAAGTCCTTGTTGTAAAGCTGATCAAGCGATCCTTCATATGGAGTCTTACGTTCACCTAGTTCATACTCACCGATTGCGTCTAGTGAATAGCTATGGCGAGATTCGTAGTTGTACTTCTTGTAGAGTTGCAGATAGTCCATATGAATACGACCAACAAAGTCGTAAGTCTGCTCTTCCTTACCAAAGCGTTCATAAGTACGAGGCTTAGGCATCTGACCAAGCAGACAGAACTTGCGAGTATCGTCCTTAGTCATGATTCGCTTAACGCGATTCACGCAATAGGGAACGTCATACCCTTCTGAGTTCCAACCAGTAACAACGTCTGCATCCTCAATTAGATCAAAGAACGTCTCAAACATTTCAATTTCAGAGCGAAACAGAAAACAGTTTGGAAAGTCCTTAGTCAATTCCTGTGCAGTCTCATCGGTCATATGCTTCGGAGGAATGACTAGCGTAACAAGTTGCTCAAGCCAATCCAGATAACAAGTGATTGCTGTTACTGAGTTGAATGGATCACTGGTTGGACTATAACCCTTCTCCGGGTCAAAGTCCACTTCAATATCGAAGAAGCAAGTGTGCAGTTTGGGAGGTTCAACCTTAAGATAGTTGTCAGACAAACATCTGAATACTACGTTAACATCGCTTTCAAACAACCTCTTGCCGCGATGGATCCTCTTCTCCTTCTCAAACTCTTGTTTCTTACGAGTAGAGAAACGAGATACATTATCTCCATAGATAGAGCGATACTTACCCTTCGGGTCTTCGTGATAGAAAACATAGTTCGTACTATATTCTCTATAGGCGCGTTTACCCTCGGGAGTACGCTCTACTACGTAGATTTTATCTGCATTGGAATCTAGGACAGCATCAACGTATGACATCAGTTAGTCTTACCAACGGTCTCCAGGATGTTGTTGAGTTCTTCGTTTTCTTCATTCGTCTCATTGAGACGCTGCTTGTAAGCAATCTTGATAGCCTTCTTAAGAATCGAGGGCTTGACTTCAAGTTCTTCTGCAATTGCCTTAACAGTATCGTTAAGACCTTCGTTGAGAGTTTCGACTTCTTGAATAACCGAGATACCCTCGTTGATGAGCTGGGTCAACTTGACCTTAGCTTCTTGATTAAATGTACGTGACATGTTTTCTCCTTCTAGTCTAGTTATTATAACAGACTACGCAGAGAATTCAACTATATTGGTAACCGTTATTGAAAGATATAGTGATGCTTTTCGCCGTAAATCTTAATATATTTCCCAGCAAGCATATCAGCCATTGCTTCTATAGGTGAGCCAGGATAGCTATCACCTGGCTTGATCATGCCTAGTTCGCTTTGACGGCAGTGTACGATTTCGTGAAATACTGTGCGAAGGATATCTACAAGATTGCGATTCTTTGCATATACCCAGATAGTAGGATCACCCTCAATATGACGACCAGTGTGATGATTGTCTTGGGCATCCTTAGTGTCATAGCTTAAGTCAATCTTGATTGGATTCTCTAAGTGTACTCTACGCATTGCCCACTCGGCAAACTTTTGTACTTCTGCATCAAGGTCAAGATTATCTTTATCAGATTCATCTAGCTTGCCCTTAACCCAAGTATCAGGTGTTTTCTTGTACTTTTTGACAAATAGATCATGCAATGCTTTACCTGTGATCTTGTGCTTTTCAGCAATCTTACGCATCAACTTATCTATGGTGTCATAGTCGTGCTTGGCTAGAGAAGGTAACTTCTCAGCCAGTTCGTCAACAGGGGATTCTATAATGAATTGTTTAGCTCGCATCAATATATTTATCAAATGCGGAGCATATATGCGATTTCAGGCGGAATCCAAGGTTCCTTCATCCTTTCTGGATTCCAAACAATGCCTGCGATGTTACCATTGATAAACGCTTCTGGATTACCCAAGTAATCTAAGCAAAGAATGTTTGCACTATCAGGTAGACTTTTGATGCAGTAGCCATGATTGCTGTTAACTTCGCGTACTTCTCTATGATAGAAGATGGGATGATCCAATCCATTGTGATTATTAATCGGTTCAACTGTGCCACCGATCATTTCCGCAGCTAAAAAGGCACCTCTCGCAATACCCACGACAGGTTTGCCACGTTCAAGCATCTTGTTAGCTAGTTCTATTTCAACGTTACGTCTTGTTGCGTTGTCATTTCCAGCAGTGATAATCAATGAGTCTAGGTCATTGGCCATTGCATTGAAGTCTTGATTCATTGTGTTGGGGACGACAAATAGGCTATGCCCACGAATGGTATTGTACCATCCCTGCTCAATGGCATCATAAGTCACACCATCTTGGGTGATTACAGATTTACTAAGGCCTATCTTCATAGATATATTTAGACAAAAAATAACGGCGAGGATTTTACTCCCCGCCGTTAGTAAAGTGACTATTAAGTGTTACTTAGAAGTTCTTCTTCAAAGAAACAACAAAGTTATTTCCATAAAGTCCATGACCATTAACACTGTTGTATGCCTTCATGCCTGCACCTTCATTGGTGTTGACATAGTAAAGACCAGTAACAGTGAATCCCTTAGGGAGATTATAGCTAGCGCCGAAGTTAATGTCATTATAGTCGTAGTTATTGTGGTGTGCAGTGAACGTATGACCATAGTGTGCGATCAAAGTAACTGGACCAACTGGCTGAGAAACATCAGCAGTTACATAATGAGTGCCATGGGTATTTGGAATACCAAAGTAGTTAGTGAAAGAGTGGCTACCCTTTACAGTAACTGGACCATATGTAGCAGCAAGATATGCTTCACTAGTAGTATACGAAACATTACCGTTCTTAGCATGGAAGTAAGTGTCAGTGTAAGAACCTACGTCAAGAGTAAGACCCTTAGCAACTTCATGCTTGTATCCAACGTAAAAATCTTCTTCGTAACCAGCCCCACCGGTGTAATATTCACTAGAAACGTTACTAAAGAACGTGCCTGCATATAGACCGCTCTTATCAGTAACGTCAAGGTTACCCGATACTTCAGGTCCTACGTTAGTTTGGCTGACGCCGCGATAACGATAGTCTGACGAAACAGTGATATTGCCGGAAAGATCAGTAGCGTGTGCAGCGGAAGCGAATCCAAGAGCAGCAACTACTGCGAGAATAGTCTTCTTAAAAATCATAGTATATCCTTTATATGATAGAGACATGCAGTATGCATGAGTCTTCTATACTATTTACAGTATTATTGCATTAACTGCAATTTATTTGGGCAATTACTTGCAATTATAATGATAGCCAAACACGCCACGTGGACCAGGAGTCCAACTTGGGCCAGTTAGCTTGCAGTTTGCTTCATTCTTAGCTGGAACAAAAATTGCCATCTTGTTTGCACCCTGTACCCAATGTCCCTTAGGGGCTGGGGTAGACGCACATGCAGATGTTGCTCCCATTAGAACAGCAGTTGCTAGTAGTAGTTTCTTCATTTTACTTCTCCTTTTTAGCAACCCTACTTATTTAGAAGTTGCTCTATACACGCCGTCCCAGTTACTTGGTGGGTTAGCCTTGTATTCTTCAATTCTTTCAATCATTGCATCATAGTACTTATCTAATTCACCATTCCAAGATTTCTTTAAGTTATGAGCAAAAGTTTCTGCTGTTTCCCACTCACCCTTACGATAATAATCTAGGAAGCGAATATGAGCTTTCTCATCTTCTTCATAAAAACTCTCAAGAACAGTGTAGATTTTTACAGGTTCTGTCTTTCCCTTGACTGCAAGTAAGTCAAGTTCAATGACTTGGTATGTATGTCGTACATACTCGGCGGTCTTTGGTCCAATGATGATTTTGACGCCATATGGTTTGCTTTGACCTTCGAGACGAGACGCCAAATTAACTCCGTCACCGAGGCAAGTATAGTCAAAACGCTGATCACTACCCATATTGCCAACAACAACGGTATCAGTATTAATACCGAGACCCATTCCAAAAGCTGGTATGCCTTCTTCTTTAATTTCTGCATTGAAGTCCTCTAACGATTTAAGCATTTGGAACGCAGTTCTTACTGAGTCCAATGCATGTTGCTCATTGTTCAATGGTGCGTTCCAGAAAGCCATTTGAGCATCACCGATATACTTATCAAGCGTACCCTTGTTTTCTAAAATTGCCTTAGTCATAGC